TGAGGGTAATGAACACTACAGGGTATCCATAATGGCATTAGATCCAGCAAATTATATTGATGAATTATCAATAACAGATCCTACAGCTACAGACCTAGTATCACAGGGGGATGACCAGATTCGTACCGTCAAACGGGCGGTTAAGCAATCCTTCCCCTCTGTAGATATTGCGGTCAATGCAATCCACACATCTGCAACAGAACCTTCTGTTTCTGTAGCGGAAGGTCTTGTTTGGATAGACACTTCAGCAGGTGCAGGTAATCATGTAGCCAAGATATATGATGGTTCTGCGTTTATTGTCTTACCATTTAGCGTAGAGGCGGCTAAGACTGTAGATGTTGATGGCGGAACAATTGATGGAGCAGTTATCGGCGGAGCAACTCCTGCGGCAATTACAGGTACAACATTAACAGGGAGCACCAGCTTAGCTTTAGCCACTGGTGCGACAGTAACAGGAATTGATAATGCTACTTTAGCTACCGGAAGTGCCACGCTTTTAGCAACTCAAGGAGCAATTAAAACTTATGTTGATGCACAAGTTACGGATCAGGATCTTGACATCACTACGGACAGCGGAAGTATCGATATTGATCTTGATTCTGAAAGCCTTACAATATCTGGAGGGGAAGGCATTGATACGTCTGCGACAGGCACGACGGTCACGATTGCAGGTGAGGACGCCACCACTTCAAACAAAGGTGTAGCGTCCTTTGACAGCGCCAAATTCACTGTTTCATCAGGCGCAGTCACCACTAAAGACTCTGCAATCATAGGGTCTGCTTCACTGGAAGATTTGAGCAACGTATCCTCAGTCTCACCGACCAACGATTACGTTCTCAAATATTCATCCACAAGCTCAGAGTGGCAGCCCGCTGCATTTGCTTACCCCGACAAGCTCACCACTAAAGGTGACTTGCTGGCCTACAACACTGTTGACGCAGAAACGCGATTTGCCGTAGGGACTAACGATTATGTGTTGATGGCTGATTCTTCAGCGACCAACGGATTTAATTGGAAACAGGCGGCAACAGCTACTATAGCAGATGATGCAATAACAGCGGATAAATTAGCGGACACAGCCGTAACACCGGGAAGCTACACCGTAGCGTCTATCACAGTAGATCAACAGGGTAGATTAACGTCAGCATCCAGCGGAACTGTTTCAGGCTTTGTGTCTGAAACCGGAGCAACGGGATCGGCAGAACTACCGGCAGGAACCACAGTACAGCGCGACGGATCACCGTCTGCGGGTTATATGCGCTTCAACTCAACCACAACAGGCTTTGAAGGCTATAACGGAAGCGCGTGGGGCAGTTTAGGAGGCGGCGCAAAAGGTGGAGGATCTGATGAAATCTTTTATGAGAATGGGCAGTCCGTAACTTCCGATTACACCATCACATCGAACATGAACGCGGTCAGTGCTGGGCCAGTAACCGTTGATAGCGGAGTGACAGTAACAATTAACTCTCCAAGTGAGTGGGTAATAGTATGACAAAAATTTATGCAGACACAATTGAACCGGCATCAGGCACGACACTTACAATTGGGGAGTCTGGAGCGAACACGGTTCTTCCGGGTAATGATTTAAGGGCCAACGTAGTTCAGGATTTGGGTGGCAATGCCATATTCACAAGTAATGGATCGGGTGTTTTATCAGGACTTAATTCAGCCTTTGGTTCTCCAATAGTTTTAATTGAGAGTCAAACTTGTGGCGGGGAATCCTCTCTTGAATTTACAAGCGGGATAACCAGTGACTACAAAGCACTTATGTTTTCATGCATCTCTATGGAAACTAGTGATGATACTTATTCACATCTTCAATTTCAAGTCTCCAGTGATGGTGGGAGTTCCTACGGCAAATTAGCAACAACTGGTTTTTGGAGGTCTTACAGAAACAGTTCTGGAGTTTATGGGCCATCAACAGATAACACCGTCACGCAATACAACTCTACAAACTTTATCTCTATGGCTGAAGGTATGGGTGCAGACGCGGCTGAAGCGGCTCATGTTGAGCTTTTGATCTACAACGCTTCAGGAACAACGTACACAAAAGGATTCCGTGCAACGGTTGCTATGGAGAATAGCGGTAACACCTCTTACAAGCATGGTTTTACAGGGGGCTGGCTTGATACGACAGATGATATAGACGCCATCAAGTGGCAATATTCTTCCGGCAATCTTGCCAGTGGAAAAATCAAGTTATACGGGTTTAAATAATTATGAGCAAGATTAACGTTAATGCAGTAGCCCCAACGGCCACGGGTGACACGCTTACATTGGGCGCATCAGGTGATTCCGTAACAATTCCAACAGGGGGAACTTTAAAAACAGACAAAATTGCTGACGCCGGTGGCAACAACATTATTACTTCAGACGGTAGCGGTGGACTAACGATTGATTCCCAAATGTCAGGGAGTATGTCATTGGTGAGTTCGCAAACCTTCAGTGATGTTGCAAGTGTCGAATTTAAGGCCAGTGCAATCACAAATTTTAATACGACTTATCCTATTTACTTAGTCAAGATTATCAACATTCATCCAGAAACAGATGAAGGAACATTGCGGATGGGTTTTTCCAGTGATGACGGATCAAGCTACACAGGATTTAATAAAACAACAACTTTTATTCGATGGTACAGACAGAATGACGATGGAACTGCTGGAGCACCCGCTATTCAATCTTCCTTCTGTTTGAGCAACAGCTCCGCAGACCCCTACATTTCAACAGCCGATTGTGATGACGCAGATACATCTTATTCTGGTGATGTCTGGCTTTGGAATTTTGCCTCAACCACACTTTATAAACATTACATGTCGCGTATGCTTGGTCAGTATGTGGCAAGCGGTTATGTGGCGATGTATGAGGAATGGAGCGCGGGATCAATGAAAACAACGTCAGATATTGATGCGTTTAGATTAATTTCCAGTTCCGGGAATATCACCGGCACTGTCAATCTTTATGGGCTAGGTTAATTATGAGCAAATTACGAACTACAACGGTTGAGCCTGAAGGTGCGACAACAAATTTAGATTTAGGCGGCTCGGGTGATTCAGTCGTTTTTAACTCAGACGCAATCAAAGCCAACACTTTCAAGGACGCAGGAGGGAACACCCTTTGGACAAGTGATGGGTCAGGAGTTCTTTCAAGTCTAAACAGCGGATTAGCGGGTGGAGGAATGACCTTGCTTAACACCACCACAATAACCTCATCAACCTCTAACGTCACCTACACCTCAGATACCATCACAAGCGACTATGATGAATATTGGGTAATCGGTTATGGTATTAGACCGGCAACCAATGCAACATTTTTCAAGTTCCAATGTGGATCTAGTTTCAACACTGTATGGACAAACGTATTTACCAACCAATATCGATCTGACGGTGGAACCCCTGCTATGAGTGATGCTTACACTCAGTGGCAAGCACCCGGAACGCTTTGCATTATTTTTCCAGACATGGGCGCAGATGAGACAGAACGTTCTGGAAACTTTATTGCACAAATTTGTGACCCAACCTCTACGTCTGTGCAAAAAAATGTGATTTTGCAGGGGGTGTTACATCAGGATGGGGGAACGCATAACTTAACGCACTTTGAGTCTGTGGTTCATTGGGAAACAACTAGCGCATTGACCGATTGGCGTTTTCAATACGATGGAGGTGATATAGCCTCTGGAACTTTTAAAATCTTTGGACTGGAGTAAAAAATAATGGCAAGAACTAAAATGGTAGACGGGGTTGTTATCCCGTTAACAGCGGAAGAAGAGGCGGCGCGGGATGCTGAAGAAGCGGAATGGAGAGCAGGGGCTTTTGATCGTGCGATTGAATCTTTGCGAATAGACCGCAACCAACAGTTAGCGGCCTCCGATTGGACTGCATTGAGTGATGTAACTTTATCTAATGCATCAGATTGGTCAGCACACAGGCAATCTCTAAGGGATTTACCCGCTGGACTAACCACTATAGAAGAGGTTAATGCAGTGGTGTGGCCTACTCCACCGGCTTCCTAATATGGCTTTAATCCCCATTGATAATGTGGGGCAAGTTGGAATTGTCAAGGATATCAATCCGTGGCAACTTCCACCTAATGTATGGTCTGACGGCAATAACGTTAGATCAGAGCATGGCTCTATTACAAAATCACCGGGATACGCCGATGTTATGGCAACCGTACCTGTTGCTCCTCTTTACATTATTAACCTTGTAACAGGAGTTAATGAGTATTGGATCGTAGGCGGTGAAGCGGCTATACATGTTTATGATAATAGCACTGTATCAAATACACTAGACGGGGCAGTTGGAGCCGCAGATTCTACCATTACCGTGGATAGCACAGATGGTTTTGAGACTGCCGGAACTAT